CTGAGCAACGTCCGCACCCTGGACCGGAAATGCCACGTCCTGGAGACGCAGGCCGAACGATCCGGCGAGAACAGCCCGGGCCGGCAGGCGTGGCGCGAGCTGCTGAAATCCCCCCTATCCGTTGAAAGGAATGACAATGCTTGAGTCCGTGAAGATTTCCCGCCGCCAGTCTGAGATCCGGCAGGCGCTTGCCGCGCTGGTCGGCAAGGAGAAGCCGACCGACGATGAGACCAGGTCCATGGGCGATCTGGACACCGAGTACCGCAACAACGAGACGCGCTTCCGCGCCGCGCTGATCGCCGAGGACACCGAACGCCGAGACGCCAAGGGCGAGCTGGAGACCCGCAGCGCCAACGAATGGGGTGAGCTGATCGGCCGCTTCGAGCTGCGACAGGTCGCCTTGGCGCTCGACGAAGGCGCCACGCTGAGCGGGCCGACGGCCGAGATCGTCGCCGAGATGCGCAGCCGCGGCGGCTATCGCGGCATTCCAGTGCCGTGGATGGCCCTCGAGCGCCGCGTCGGCGAGACCATCGCCAGCGGCGTCCCGGACCCGAAGGAAACTCGCCCGATCGTCGACCGCCTGTTCCCGGCGAGCGTGGCCGGCCGCATGGGTGCGCAGATGATCAACATCGACCACGGCCTGATCGAGTGGCCGGTGGTGACCAGCTCCGTGACGGCGGGCTGGGCTGATGGCGAGACGGCCGCCGTGGCCGGCCCGACCGCCTTCGCCACCACGGACAAAGCGCTGGGCCCCAATCAAACCTTGGGCATCACCATGAAGGTGACGCGCAAGTCGCTGAAGCAGGCCGGTGACGCACTGGAGCAGGCCGTGCGCCGCGACATGGGATCAGCGATCGAGGTCGCGCTCGACAAGGCCGTGTTCCTCGGCACGGGGGCCAATGGCCAGCCCTCTGGCGTCTTGGTTGGCAGCTACGGGATCACCAGCACCGCCGTCGGCGCCGATGCGTCCTGGGCCGCATTTCGCGGCGCCGTCGCCCGCTTCATGACCGGCAACGCGGCGAGCGGGCCCGGCGATGTCCGGCTTCTGATCCGCCCGGAGATCTGGAACTTCATGGATGGCGTGCTGATCATGGGCACGGCCGTCAGCGAGTGGGATCGCCTCGTCAAGAACATCCCGAACCCGGTCATGTCGTCCAACGCCCTGGCGGCGCCGACGGGCGGCCCGCCGACCACGTCGAAGGCGCTGCTGACCACGGCGGTGGGCGGCGTGGCGCCGATCTTCCTTGGCGTCTGGGGTGGTGTCGATTTGCTCCGCGATCCCTACTCAGATGCGGCAAGCGGCGGGCTGCGGCTGACGGGTCTGGTCACCGCCGACGTTACTGTCGCACGGCCAGCCCAGCTCGAAATTCTGACCGGCCTGACGACGGTCGGCGAGGACGAGGGAAGTTGATCGGATGGAGATCGAACGCAGAGCGGCGGCCACGGAGATCCGGGCCGCCGGCCGACGGCTGACGGGCCACGCCGCGGTGTTCAACGTCGAGGCGCGCATCGGCTCTATGGTCGAGACTATCGCCGCCGGCGCCTTCCGCGACACGCTGGGCGATGGTCACGACGTGCTGGCTCTGGCCGATCACGATCCGGCCCGGCTGCTGGCCCGCACGCGCTCCGGCTCGCTGCGCCTGTCCGAGGATTCGCGCGGCCTGGCGTTCGATCTCGACCTGGCCGACACGTCGACTGCGCGCGACGTGCTTGCCCTTGCCGAACGCGGCGACTTGGGCGGCATGTCGTTCGCCTTCCGGGTCCGGCCCGGCGGCGAGGCCTGGAGCGGCCAGCGGCGCGAGTTGCGGTCCGTCGACCTGGCCGAGATCTCCGTCATCTCGAGCTGGCCGGCCTATCCCGACACGTCCATCGCAGTGCGCAACAGGCCACCCGACTCGGCCGACACCGCGCTCCGCCGCGCACTGATGCGCTGGAGGGCATGATGGACGCAACGACCATATCCATCATCGAAGGCACGCCCGAAGCGTATCCCGACGCACCGGACGGCCTGTCGACCGATGCCGCTGCACTGTCGGCTGACATGATCTGGCAGCGCCTCGAGTCCTACATCGCGTGGCGCTACAGCGAGCGCAGCGTGCAATGGATTGCGGAAGGCTGCGGGGAGTGGCGGCCGACGCTGAAGCCGGCGACGATCACGACCGTCGAGGTGTGGCGCGGCGAGACTTGGGAAATCACGTCTCTCTGCGCGTCGCCGCTCGGCGGCTACATGCTGCCCGGCGTCGGGCCCTATCGCTTCACTGGTACCGCTGGCGTTGATGACGCCGATATGCCGGTCATCATCATGGAGGCGTTCCGGCGCCTCGCCGAATACTTCGCAGAGATCGAATACGACTCGGTCGGCAAGAGTTCCGAGAACGTGCCCGACATCTGGCAGGGCGAGTACGCCTCGCCGTCCTGGCGCGCGCGGGCGCTGCAGGATAGTGGCGCGGCCGATCTGTTGCGCAACTACCGGAGGGCGTGGCGATGAAGTGGTGGCCCTTCAAGCGCGACAAGGTCGAGAAGCGATCGGCGATGAGCGGCTTCACGGCTGAGCTGATGGCGGCGCGCGAGAGCTACATCAGCGGGCGGCGCGGCGTCGCGGAGCTTACCGGCACGGCCCAGGCCTGCATCAGCCTGTGGGAGAGTGGCTTCGCCATCGCCGACGTCAAGGGCACGCGGTTCCTGGACCGCCGCACGATGGCGATGCTGGCGCGATCGTTGGCGCTGCGTGGAGAGTTCGTCGGGCTGATCGACGGCGACGGTATCACGCCGTGCTCTGACTGGGATCTATCGACCAGGGGCGGCCGACCGCGCGCCTATAGGGTCTCCGTCAGCGAGGCCGGCGGCGGCACGACGCAAACCGTCCTGGCGGCCGAGGTGCTGCATGTCCGCATCGGTAGCGACGTTGCGGCGCCATGGTCCGGCACCGCCCCGTTGCGGCGCGCCAGCCTGACGGCCGGCCTGCTGCAGACTGTCGAGACCGCTCTCGCCGAAGTTTACGAGATGGCTCCGCTCGGCTCGCAAGTCGTGCCGATGCCGGAGATCCCCGACCAGGACAGCACGACGCTGGGGCGATCGTTCCGCGGTCAACGTGGTCGAGTTCTCCTACGAGAGAGCGTCGCGGTTTCCGCTGCCGGCGGACCAAGCCCGCAAGTCGATTGGCGGCCCTCCGATCTCACGCCGAACCTTGCGCAGGCGATGACGGCGGAGACGCTGGCGGCGGCGCGCGACAGCATCTCGACCGTGTTCGGTGTCCTGCCGTCGTGGTTCGCTGCGGCAGGGCAAGGTCCTGCCATCCGCGAGTGCCAGCGCCACCTGGCGAGCTGGATGCTGCAGCCGATCGCCGAGTTGTTGAGCGAGGAAGCGAGCGAGAAGCTGGGCGCCGCGGTCGAGATCGACCTGCTGACGCCGCTGCAGGCCTTCGACCAGGGCGGCAGTGCGCGCGCCGTGGCGACGCTGGTGCAGGCCATGACGCAGGCGAAGGAAGCCGGGCTCGACCCCGCTGCCGTCGCCGGCATCTTCGGCAAGATGGATTGGACGAACTAGGGCGGGTCCTGCCCGGCGCTTTCATCATGGGCGCCTATGGACCGGGATAAGACGGCGAGTGCCCGGAGCGCAAAACTCCAAAACCCCGTCGGAGCGCGGCGACCTTGACCTTAGGCCGCGCGGCGTTCATGGGGTCGGCGGCAAGCTGACTGCCGGCCCCTTCTCTCATGCCTCCGGGTTCTCCTCGAGTTGCTCTGTCAATTCCTTGGTTGCATCGATCGAGTGCCCAATCATCTCCGTGAGCGCCTGCACCGACGCTATGAGGCTTTCCTGTTGCTCGTTCTGTTTGTCGATCGAGGCCTTCAAAGCGACGAGCGCGTCGTAAACTTCTTCCATCGGCCTAGCCTCCCTCCATGGGTTGAACCGTCCAATCTTGACACTACCATCGGCCGCGCGCATCGTTCCCGTGCTGCTAGAAACAGCATTTCGTAGGCGGATACCGGTCCCGAAAGTTGCCGGTATTTTTGCGCCCAGTTTGGCCGGGAGTGCGGCGGATAGAATACCCGAGAGGGAAAGAAGCCCGCTGTCCTACGACAGTTTCTAGCTCCCGGTTGCCGGTGCTGTTCATCGGCGAGGCCTAGAAAGCCTTCGTAGGAGCGCAACATTGAAAACCAATCGAAGGGCGAAGTGTGCCCACAAAGCCCGCGATGCACGCCGCAACCTCAACCTGAGGGAACGCCAAATGCTGGCGCACTTCGTCAAGCACGCCGATTTGCTCGACATCACCACGGCCGCTGGTGTCCACGAGCCTCCGTTTCGCTCGATCTGGGTCGAGGATGTCAAACCCGAGCTTTACATCAACACGTCGCCGCCGAGCCGTTGGCTGCTCATCCCGATAACTGAGAAGATGCTCGACCAACTCGCAGCGCTGGAAGCCGATCTCGCGGATCTCGAGGAAGACGATCCGGCCGAGGATGACGGCATCAGCGCCGAACCGTCGCTTGGTGCGAGTGCGGATCTCGACCAAGCCCAGTGGGCCAGCGGCGCAACCAGCGGCGTCTTTGTGGACTGCGAGCAGGACGACAGCGACGATGAAGACGACGGCATTGACGAGCATGCGGTAGTCCGTCCCGACACGATGGACCGCACGGGGCTGCCGGCCGACTGATCACCGGCACCACCACGGCCGGCTGGCCGTGGTGGTATCGCCCGGTTATCCCTATTGCTCATCTGAGCAATTCATGGTCTATTGCTCAAATGAGCAGTGGCGCCACCCCCGTCCATTTTGACCGCTCCGACATCACGATGAGCGATGCCGCACGGCTCGCCCGTGTCGAGGAAAAAACCATTCGGAATTGGATCGCCCGCGACATGCTCGACATCGGGCAGAAGATCGGCTCGCGCTGGACGTTCAATTTCTACGACGTGCTCCGTCTCAAGGTGGCCAGCTACCTTGTGAGCTGTGCCCGCATGGAGCCAGCCGTCGCGGCTGAAATCGCCCCGCATGTCGGAAAACTCGTTTCCGACCGTGCATTGCAGATGTCGGAACGCAACCCGCGCACCGGCAAGCTTGTCGAGCCTGAAGCAGGATATAAACATTGGCAATGC